CGCGGCTATGGCGCTTGATCCACTTCCTAAGTGAGTATCCAGTATTCTTTGACCGGGTTTTGCGTAATTGTGCAATAGCCAGTCGTAGAGTTTTACGGGCTTTTGGGTTGGGTGGATGTTCAGCGGTGTATTGGGTATCCATCGCTGACTCATGCGCACCATTTTCAAAACCCTATCGAAAGACGTGAAGGCAAGCTCTCCAGCCGAAAAATTAAAAGTGTTCTCATATAGCTTGTCCCAGAAAATCCACCCACGAGAACTTTGCAAATGTTCTGGGTAGTGGTTTGCTCCCCAAATTACTTGATTCTCACTAACCCGAAACAATTCCTTAAAGTAACCAGCGCCGGGGGCTTCGTTATTCCATGTGGTGTCAGCGTGTATCTTGTTTTTCGTTGATCCCTTCGCCCTCGGCGTATGCGCTGCAATATCGCCCCTTCCGTATGGAGGATCGCACACAGCCAAATCAAACGCCTTGTCAGGCAATGTCGCCATATACTCCATGCAGTCTATATTTAAAAGCTCAATCATGTATAACTCTTAGTTCAAGCGGACAAGCCGCCATGTGGCGCATTTGCGCGGTTAAAGTTCGGTGGTGGGCGGCTTGCCGCTTAACACGGCGTTAGGCGGCTCAATACACACAGTTGTTGCTCCGCCATACCCGCGTTTGAAGTGGATCGCGCCCACGGCCCATCCAAATTCAAACCCGACCGAGCGGCCCGTCCACGGCGCCCAAACTTCAACGATTCCGCCATACGCCTTGATCTGCTTGAGTCGCATAAGAGAGCCGAACACCTTGGCGACTGGCAGCAGATAGACCACATCGTCAGCCAGTTTGAATGAGTGCTCAAGCCACTTGTTCAAGATCGAGTAAGGCGGGTTTCCCACGATCCAGTCTGTCGGGTCCATGTGTGAGAAAAAGTCCCGCCCCTCGGCAATCTCGCACCAATCCGAGCCGGGCATGATCCCGTGAAATGCCCCGTCCCCACGGCACGGGTCCAAGACGCGACCGGCTGGCTTGTACCTATCAACAATCGCAGCGGCGACGTGGGTCGGTGTGTAAACCACGTCACGCTTCTTTACCTCAGTTCCCATGTCGCAAATATGTTTCATGTTTTCCCCAAGCCGGACGGGGTATGTACCCCGTCCGAAACGTTTAAATACGGCGGCAACTTACAGAACGTGAGTAACGGGGTTACAAACCCCGTCACGCTTCGGCAAAACAATCGCGGGTCGCTTAGCCAAGTAGTGCGCCTGTATGAACGCATCAACCTCAGTAATCGAACACCGCCGCACAGAACACGCCTTGCGCCAGCCAGAATCAAAAACCGGCATAACAAGTTGTTCAAGCGGACTCGCTTCTCTCACCGCTTAACTCCGGCGTTAGAACACATATGCGGAGTCACCACGTTGTGCCATCGCAAGTGACAAGTAACACAGAGCATCGCTGTCGGCCACTTGTCGGCCTCATTGCCAAACAAAAACCTTAGTGCCCAATGATGTTTTTCCGCGCCTTGCGCCCCGCACACCGCACACACCCTTAGCTCTTGTATCTCAATCTCAATTTTTTCGGCGCATCCCATGCGCTGCGCCTTGGCTTTCTTCTCAAACACTTGCGTTCGCGTGCCGCAGCCGCCGCAAAAGTACGGATGCACCGTGCTTCCGCTTGCTGTGTTCGCAGTTCCCACATGCCATGCATTCGTTCCGCATCGCGGGCATGGTTCATGCAATTTGTCTCGGTGGCTAAACATGAGTTCTAACCCTGCGCTCAACCGGAGCGCGGTTATAATACGGTTTCATTCGCCAAGTAAAGCGTGGCGTTTCCTATTGTTTCAATTCTCATAAAAGTATAACTCCTATCACTTCTGGGGACTACTCGACTCTCGTCTCGCGCCGATCGCCCGATACAGCGTGCTGCGGCTGATTCCGTGTTTTTTACACACTTCATTGTGATTTTTTCCGTCAAAATCGCGCCTTATCGCGGCGCGTCGCTCTTCCGGACTGGCCAGGCGCGGAAAATAGACGGTGTTGTTGCCGAAGAGTTTTTGCAATCTTAAGGTTATCGCTAATGCCATGCTATCTGATAGCCGAATATCCATGCCAAGGTGTTGCGCAACACGCTTTACCTCGCCAACTATCTGCTGATATATATTGTCGCTATTTGCGCTCATGACGGGATGTAAAAGTTGTTTGCGGAAGGAGGGATAGGCGGGGGAATTGCGATGCCTGCTGCGCCGGTAGATAAGGAAAATATATCACCCTGATTTGGCTGCACAACGCTTTCTATTAAGCTCCACTCGGCTTTTGTTTTGCGGTGCAGGGCGGCTTTGTGTGCGCAAAATAAACACATGACAAGGCAATCAAGCGCCTCGTTTCTTAATCCTGAGCGCTTTAGCAGCCATGCGCTGATTACGCCTTTTAAACTTTGCTTTAGGACTCGCACTTCGTTGGTGATGTGCTCGAAGAAGGCATCCGGCAGGTGCATGGATAGGTGCAGGTAGCCTGGGCCTGGTTCTTTCGTTTGCAGTCGGCCATGGATGAGGTCTTTTGCGGTGTCGGTTCCAATGATGTAGAGTTTGATGCCACGACGGATGACTTTATCGAAGCTGTTAACATCTTGCAGGCTGGCGCGGCCTGATATGGGCAGGTTGGCGGTGCTGGCTCCTTTGGTGGCGTAAACTTTGGGCGGGTGTTGGGCGATTTGCGACCAGCCTTGGGTGCTTTTGCGTTGGCGAACGTAGTTGTAGCATTGATGTGTCCAGTGTCCTCCGGTGTCGATTGCGACGCTCTCTATACCCAGCGTACCGCCGAATATATGCGGGTATTTGTGTAGCAAGAATGTATCGAGCTTATCCCATTCGGACTGTATGGCTGGGTTGGCTTCTATGACTTGGTAATCAATCACCTGCATTTCTTCGCCTCGTCCAAAGGCTGTGGCCACAAGCTCGAAGCGATCTTTTTGCACATCGACACCGACCATAATTATTAGCCCGCCCAGTTGAACGATCCCCAGCGGGTAGTTTTCGGCGCGTTTTTTTAGGTCTTCGGCTTCGGTTTTTTCGACGTTGTCTTCGTAAACTTGGCCTAGTGTGGTGTTGATGAATGTTTTTAGGTCTGACTTTTCGCCGTGCTTGGCCTTGGCTACGGCGGACAGCCATTCTTTGACGATGGTCGCCCAGGTGGCCTGTGGGCTGTAGATTGTCCAGTAGTTATCAAAGGCGATGTGTTTTGGCGGGCGGATTTCTTCGTTTGCGGCGTTGTAGAATTTGCCGGCGGCGTTGCAGTACCAGTTGCCGTCTGCATCTGCCCAGCGGCACTTGTCCCAAACGCTGAGGTATTCGGCCTGGGTGAACAGGGCAGTGCAGCTGATGCAGCAGTAGGCGGCGGTTTCTGGGTCGTTGTCGATCCATTTCAGGCCGTGGCGGGTGGTTTTACCGCCAAACTCCAGGGCTTGATAGGTGCCGCAATGTGGGCAGGGGATGCGGCAGGTGTAGATGGCGTCGGCTTCCTGCACGGCTGCGTCGATTTCGCTGAGGTATTTAAGTTTTGGCGTGGAGCCTACGATCAGTTTGGGGAAGGTTGCGCCTTCCGTGCGTTTTTTTGCCAGTTTGCGTGGGCTGCCTTCTTGGTCGATATCTTTGTCAAAGCCGTCGATTTCGTCAAGCATGGCTACGTCGATGGATATGCGGCGATAGTTACGCGATGACGATCCACCCTTGATGTAGGTTACGCAGCCCAGGAACCTTTTGTAGGCGTGGGTGTTGTGTTGATGTTTTTTCTCCAGCGCGGGGAATATGGCTTTGATGGGCTTTACATCGCGCAACATGGGGTTTAGTTCGGTCTCCACGAACTCTTGCGCGTCTGAGTCGGTCGGTTGCCAGATGGCTTGGTTGCGGCGGCGGTATTCGGTGAAGTAGGCGGTGGCGGCCAGGAACATTTTGGTATAACCAACGCGAGCGGATTTCTTTACGTTGACTTCTTGGATGTCGTCGTTGCCGAAGGCATCCAGGATGGCGATTTGTGGGGGATAGGCTACCCATCTGCCCTCGGTGTAGGAGGATTCGGCGGACAGGTAAAAGCTTTCCGCCGCCCACTGCGACAGGCGCAGGGGCGGTCTGGCTTTGAGTGTGGATAGGCCGCGCCGGATTGCGCGGGATAATCTAAACGTCCAGCTCGACATTAAGGTCGTCCTTTTCGTCTGTGTCTGGGAGGTCGTCAAACCAGTTTATTTCCATGCTGGCGATGTCGTTACGGACGATGGCGATTATGCCGGTTACGATGTCGAGATCGGCGGCGGTTAGTTTGTCTGAGGCGATTTTGACTTTGCCGGGTATGGTGTCGAGCTGGGATGCTACGCGCACCATCAGGTCGGTCAGGCCAAATTCGAGGGCGTCTATGGGGCCGTATTCTCGGCGAGTTACGGCGTTTTGCATTTCGATGCGCTCGTGTTGTACTTTGGCGAGTTTGGCTCGTTCGGCGACGAGGTCAAGGTCGCCGGTGCCTGCGCGGCCTGCGGCTTGTTCGCGTAGGTGGCGGATGTAGGCTACGCGGATTTCGTCTATGGTTTGGGTTTTGCAGCTGAAGCCGAGTTTGTCTTGTAGTTCTCGAATGGTGCGGTCTGATGTGTCCAGGTGTTCGGCGATTTCCGCTTGGCTTTTGATGAGGCTCGGGGTTTTTAGGTGGGCGATGTAGTCGCGCACGATCAGCGCTAGGGAATAGCTGTCTTTGGCTGCTCGGGTGATTACGCCAGAGTTTACGAGGCCTGTCAGCTCTTTGGGATTTAGTCCTAAGAGCTTGGCGGCGGTGTCGTGGTTTATGCCTTGAGCTTCAGCCATTGAGGTGATTTATCCCTGCGGATAGTTCGTCGAAGGCTTGGCCGGTGGATTCTAGGGTGGCTTGTTTGCCTGTGAAGTCTTGCCAGCGTTTGACAATTACGTCGCAGTATTTTGGATCGAGTTCCATTGTTAATG